CCTACTGCACCATTAATAAGAGATATATGGCAAAACGATTTTGAAACTTTTTTAGAAGATTATGGAATCCCATACACACAAAGACAATCACCACTTCCTGAATATTTACTACATTTACCAGATGGAGATGCACGCATACTGTGTAGAAGTTTTGAGAACTGGTCAAGAATAATTGGTCTAAACCTTGCTTGGGTACTTGCAGATGAAATTGATACTGTTGCTCCCTCTATTGCTGACAGAGCTTTTCCAAGAATACTTGCAAGATTACGTTCTGGAAATCAAAGACAATTTGGTGTCGCATCAACACCTGAAGGTTTTAGATGGATGTGGAACACTTTTGGCAGTAACGAAGCACAAAAAAAAACAGATCGTAAATTAATAAAAATGAGAACATATGATAATCCACACTTACCGCAAGACTTTATTACAAGATTAGAAGAAAATTATGAAAAAGGTTTGTTGCAAGCATATTTAAATGGTGAGTTTTGTAATATAACAACAGGACAGGTTTATGACCGCTTCAACCGAACTGTCCATGTCACTGATACGTTGCCAGATATAACAGATGAACCTTTGCGAATTGGAATGGATTTTAATATTGGGAATATGAACGCAGTTATTGGTATTGCTATTGGTGACAAATTACTCGTGGTTGATGAAATAAAAGAATCACATGACACCGACTCAATTGCTCAAGAAATTAAAAGACGCTATCCAGAACAAAAAATCTATGTCTATCCTGATGCGTCAGGAGGAAACAGAAGCACAAACGCTTCGAAAACCGATA